GTACTGCGGAAATTACTAACTTACTACACGGACAAAGCGCAGACATCGCATTAGGTACAGATAACTTCGGCGCCGGTGATCAAGGCCTGATGTTCGGCTATGCTTGTAACGAAACTGACAACTATATGCCCAGCGCAATTTATTGGAGTCACGAAATTCTGCGGCACTTAACAGACGCTCGTAAAAAAGGTGTCGTAACTTGGCTTGGTCCTGATGCCAAAAGTCAAGTAACATTTGAATACAATGACGATGGTACACCAAAGCGTATTGCCAAAGTTGTTTGCAGTACACAACATAGTGAAAGTGTAGACATTGATACTGTTCGTAGCATTGTAAAAACTCTTATTCGAAATGTATTACCAGGTAAGTATGTAGATGATCAAACTGAATTCTTTATTAATCCAACTGGCCGGTTTGTTATCGGTGGTCCTGATGGTGATACTGGGCTTACTGGCCGTAAGATTATTGTTGATACTTACGGTGGTTATAGTCCTCATGGTGGCGGAGCCTTCAGTGGCAAAGATCCTACTAAAGTGGATCGTAGTGCCGCTTATATGATGCGTTACATTGCTAAGAACATTGTAGCCAGTGGGCAGGCACCGTGGGCCAATGTACAGATTAGCTATGCGATTGGATTGGCACAACCCATGAGTTTCTATGTTGAAACGGCCGAGCCTGCTCAAGGTAGAATGTTAACTAAATGGATAGAGTCAACTGTTGATTTAACACCAAAAGGTATTATTGAACGATTTAACTTATTCCGTCCTATCTATAGTAGCACAACTAACTATGGACACTTTGGTAAAGAATATCTACCTTGGGAAAAGATTGATTTGTTTAAGGAATAAGATGTTAGATAAACTAAAAAACTTATTTGGTAAAAAACCAGAACCTACTGGTAAAGAAGGCAGTGAACCTTGGGTCAACGTTGTTAACACTAACTTTGATGGAGAAAATCCAAACCAAGGCTTTATGGAACTCGAATGGAATAAACCTTTTATCGACTTTCTACGCAAGCATGGTTATGAAGGTGCCACTGATGAAGAAGTAGTCGATAAATGGTTTACTGACTTATGCAAGAATATTGGTGGACAAATGGAAGAAGAATCCAAATTTGTTGCTGATGCTGATAAGTTACCAAAAAAGCGGAAGAAGTCTTGACTTTAATTAATAATCGTGTATAATAACGTATGTCAACAAAATTAAATTGGAATTTCGAAGTTAAATGGGTAGGCAATACTCATATATTGGTAGTTCTACGTAGAACTGACAACGAAGACTTGGTAAATGAAATGCTAATGACAGTTAAAGAGTATGCTGAATTTATGAGCTTGTTACACGAGTTCAACATACACTTTAAAGAAAAAATTGATAACCAACTTATACAAGATTATTTAAATGGATAAACAATACATCCTAGTAGATGCCGCTAATATGTTCTTTCGTGCTCGTCACGTTGTTCGCGGAGAAGATGCAGAAACTAAAGTGGGTATGGCTTACCACATTATGTTTAACAGCATTAACAAAGTATGGCGTGACTTTAAAGGCAGCCACGTTGTAGTCTGCCTCGAAGGTCGAAGCTGGCGTAAAGAAGTTGATACAACTTACAAAGCCAATCGTACTGCGGCTCGTATGGCATTGAGTCCTAAAGAAGCAGAAGAAGATAAAATCTTTTGGCAAGCCTTTGACGAGCTTAAAGAATATCTAAAAGCTAAATCCAACTGCACCGTTCTACAACACGAACGATGCGAAGCAGATGACTTTATTGCTCGCTTCATTCAAACACATCCAGAAGATCAACACGTTATCGTTAGCAGTGACAGCGATTTTTATCAACTACTTAGACCAAATGTTCGCCAGTTCAATGGTATTAGTAAACAGCTAATTACTGTAGAAGGTATCTTTGATGAAAAAGGTAAACGCATTAAAGATAAGAAAACTAAAGAAGAATTGTCTGCTCCAGATCCAGAATGGTTGCTGTTTGAGAAATGTATGCGTGGCGATAGTTCAGATAATGTTTTCTCTGCCTTTCCGGGTGTACGTGAAAAAGGTACAAAGAATAAAGTTGGTTTGAGAGAAGCCTTTGCTGACAGGGAAACCAAAGGCTATAATTGGAACAATCTCATGCTTCAGCGTTGGGCCGACCACGAAGGAAATGAGCACAGAGTTCGTGATAGATATTTGCATAATAAAATGCTAATAGACTTGACAGAACAGCCAGAAGATATTAAACTAGCATTAGATACAACTATTAGCGAATCCGTTAATAAACAAAGAGTACAGTCAGTGGGCTTACATTTTGTTAAGTTTTGTAGCAAATGGAATCTTGTCACTATCGCAGATAAAATGACAGACCATGGCGAATACCTCGGAGCAACATATAAATGATTCTAGCAAAAAGCGTAATTAAAGATAAGTTTTGGATTCTTGAAGAGAATGCCAAACGGGTTGGTATGATGAACTTTAAGGATAATAACTATACGATTAATCTTAAACGTAAAGATTTAACAGCTCAAAGCGAAGACGAACTTAAAAATATGGGCATTGAATTCGTTGTGCGGGATCTAACACATGGTGGCCATTTAGAGGTTATGGGTTATCCCACTGATCAAGAAGAAGTCTTTAATGTTAAAGAGATTGATGGATTCCCTACATTTACTAAAAAAGCCTTAAGTAAAAGTACACACGTTGCAGGTTGGTATGGTTTAAAGTTTAAAAACGGCTGGTGTGCCAGTTTATGCCCTAGATTATCCACTGTAAAGACTAATGTATACGTAGGCCCATTTAAAACTAAAATGGACTTAAAAGTTGTATTAGGACAACAAAAAGACGTAATTTTAGACGAAGACGATAGTTAAAATAGTATATAACTTGTTTTCTGATAAATAATATATCGGAGAACAGTAAATGGCAAGACCTAAACCAACTATATTATTAACACACGTAGATCCTGGTACTTATAAAAGTGAAGAAGTATTAGAAGCCGAAGCCATCTATGCCGTATTTTATAAAAGCAAGCCTTTTAATTTACGCACATTCTTAAACAGTTTGCAGGATTATCCAGGACCAAAATATAAGAAGGTCAGCTTCAGCAATCCTGGCCACGCATTTAATCTTATGGAAAAGATGAACAAATTGTTTAAGTGTTCTGACTTTACAGTAGTAGAACTTAAAGAAGGGTCTTTAGTCAATGAATCAGACCTTATCAAAAAATCAGATAAGTGAAGTAATCTTTAAACAACTAAAAGAGTCTGTTGGTCAAGACTTAGAGTTTTTTCAAATATTCAAAAATACTAAAGGTACTAGATTTACTAGTACCGGATTCGAATTAGCCAAGCGTCTTTGGAAAACATATCCACTAAAATTTAAACAAGAGTACAGAGTATTAAACAAAACATTATTACTGTTAGATGAACGTATGGAGTGGCCATATTACTTGAGCAAACGTCAATTAGTATTGTTCAGTGAAATGGATGCATTCGAGTTTACATTATATCAAGGTGACATAAATCTATGGGCCAACAAATTTTAAACACAATTAAAGAACAAGGCTATTGTGTTGTTCGTGATGTTATCGACATCGAAGATATCGACTGTCTTAACTATCTGCAAAATTATTTAGAACCTTGTCGAGGACATGACTTTACTGCTAAGTACTTTCCAAAAAAGAAACTCGACGAAGCAGGCAAGCTAGCAATATGGTGGAGTCAACAATTAACAGGATGGGAATGTGTTAAATCTATCAATCAACGTTTATTGGATATAACTAAAGATTGGTTTGACAATAATGTTGTTTATGTATGTGATGTTATTACCAATGAACCTGGTAATCAATTTGTTAAACCACACATAGATACTCCTTATAGATTTGATGCTTGGCACGAAAGTTTTGAATTACTAGGAGTTCAATGTATTATTCCGTTATGCTCTTTTAATAAAGAAAATGGCGGCACTGGTTTATATCCGGGTAGTCATTTAAGAAATTGGGTTGTACAAGATAGTTATCGTGGGGTTTACACGGAAGAATTTTTAGCTAATGTTGTTCAACCAGACATGAATCCTGGAGATGTTTTAATATATAATCCAAGAGTGTTGCATAGCACAATGCCAAACAATACCGACTTGGTTAGAAGAGCCCTGCTAACCCACATAACTACTAGAGAAATGGTAGCACCATTAAAATTGGTAGACAATATTTGGTTAGAGTAAACTATTTGTCAACGAATAACAGAGCTAAGGCGTTATATATATGTAGGGACAAAAATGTCACTATAGTTCATTAATCAAAAGGAAACTTAAAATGAAAAATCTTATCGCTACCCTCGTCGTTGCTTTTGCCGCAACATCCGCTTTTGCTTCTGCACCAGCTAAAGTAGAAGAAGTTAAGAAGCCTGCTGCCGCTACAGCACCGGTTCCTGCTACACCTAAGGAAATGCCTAAGGTAGAAAAGCCAAAGACAAAAGCTGAAAAAGAAGCCGAAGCAAAGGCAGGTAAGCCAGCTGACACTAAAAGTGCTACACCAGCGCCTGCTGTCAAAGCAGACGAAAAGGCTGCTAGCAAGCCTGCCGCAACTCCAGCCAAGTAATCTCGAACTAGACGATGAAGGCTACGACTTTGAAAGTGACGTAGAACTTCATCGTAGCTATCATAGACCCAGACTTGTCACAGTTGATTTAGACGATGACAAAGTCAGTGATTATGTAGCAACAAGATTGACTCTGGCTCGGGAACGAGCTATGCAGGCATACAGAGAGAAATGGGCTTAATTGCCCATTTTTCGTTTATTGACACAAATTGGTTTTGAGTGTATAATTAGGTTATGAACAAAGAAAAAGTAAACGATATTATACAATGGACCGGCGCTCTTTTTATCATTCTAATGCACGTATTGAACAGCGCATTAGAATATGGTTATAGTGTTCGACCATACAATCTTGTTGCCGCGGCCTTGGGCACAATCTGTTTTATGCTATGGAGTTTTCGTGTAACAAATCGACCACAGTTACTGGTCAATGTCGTAGCAATGGCTATCTGCGTTTTGGGCTTAGTTAAAGCCTTTAATTGACACAAATTGGTTTTGGATATATAATACTTGTATGACAATAGCAAACGAACTTCCAAAAGGTCTTCAAACTGAAGACGAAATCTTAGCCGCAGGCTTTACACTAATGAAAGAACAACTGGGTTTGAAAACTGCTCGTTATTACTTTTATTACAATGAAGACTATCCTAGTGACTTGATTAACGAGTATCTTTGGTTACAAGAACCCGTTAATTGACACAAATTGTTTTTGGCAGTATAATATACACATAGACAGCAAAAAAGGAACTTTATATGTCATACGTAATTGTCGCAAAAGGTACAGGACTTATCGTAACAGATGGCCCTAATCATAGTAAGGCTTACAAAACTTTTGGGGCCGCTAAAGCCACTCGCACTCGTCTTTGCAACAAAGCAGGATGGAGCGAAAGCGACTTGAGCATTGTTGCTCGCGAAACTTATCAGGCACCAGGTAGGATCACTGTTAAAAACATGATGACTGGCAAATTAGTAGAAATTGATGCCGATACGCCTTGGGCTTGCCGTGTAGACAGCGAAGCGTTTTGGTGTAATTAATTGACACAAATTAGTTTTGGTTGTATAATACATTATCGCAACAAGGAATACTATGTATAAATGGGTCTGTCAAATGTTTTACAAAGATAAGCTCTATACTGGTTACTATTGGGGCGATGAGTATAGTTTGGCTCGTGCTCGCAAGAAGGTTGTAGAAATGAAAAGATTTCATCCTGCGATGCGATTTGAATTGACAAATAACCAAACTGGTGTTAAAATTAGTTTTTAAACAAGGAGTTTATATGAAAGCACTTCAAACATTTATTGACCAGAAGAACCGTTGGAACGCTATCTTTAATGGCGAACAATACGAGATCAAAACTGCCCAAGGTCGTCAACGTATTGCGGATATGATTGACAATGCTTTGAGCCCTGAGAACTTGACCTGCGACGGAGAACTTCCCCGCGCAGAGGTCAATCGGAGATTTAAAGAATTGGATACTGCCGCAAAACAACTTCGCAAGTTGGATCCCGCAGTTAAGTTTTACGAATACGATTATTAAGGACTTATATGAGTGCAATGTCTAATCTTTCAATTGAAATCAAAGGTATGCTACAAGACGGCTACCTTCCCGTAACTATTGCTCGTGAACTTGAGATTCCCGTTACTTGGATCTTCGAGGAAATCGAACAAGACGAACTTAGCCCGTTTGAAACAATTAATTCTTAATTAGGAAATAAAAATGAACAAGTATCAGAAACAAGCCGCTTTAGACATGGTCAAGATCGCTACCATTATATTGGGCACTATTGCAATCATTGGCTACATCATCAAGTTGGGCGTAGAAGCCAATGACTTGGTTGCCGCAGGTTCTTTTGCCCTAATGGCCTACTGTATCTATCAACTATTCCAAATTCGTGTAGGACAGTTAAAAGATAGAGATACTCTTGACGAGATTACAAAGAAATACGAGTAACATCATGAACCCTTTAGACCGAGACAATCTAAACTTTATTATGACTGCCAGCACAGAAGAACTCAATGAGTTTTATGCTGACATAGACACAGAGAATCTGTTGTACCTTTTGAATTTGGTACAAGGTGAAATGACACGTTTGCGCTTGGAAGAAGTTGAGTTGCTAGATGAAGTCACTCACACAGATGACGCAGACCGTGCTATCCTAGAGATTCTAGAGAAATTTGACACAAAATAATTTTGGTGTTATAATTTAAACTTAACATAACAGGAGTTAGATATGAGTAAAAATGATGCAGTTCGCGCCTTTATTGTTGCGGTTGTTACTTTCCGTAGAGCACAAGGTCAAACAGTTATCCCACGCAAGGTTATTTTTGAAGCTCTTAACCGCGAAGATCCACGCAACGAATACGGCAGTGGTGCTTTTGGTGGTGACCTTACAGTAGAGTTGATGGAAGGCATTGCCACTGAGTTGGGTGGTATCTACACAAAAGACGCAAACGGTCGTAATGCCCGATTTGAGTTTTAATCGAATATTGACACAAAATAATTTTGGTGTTATAATAACACTTTAATGGAGAGAATTATGAAGCGAGAAATTATCACTGCTAAACTGCCAAAACAGAAACGTCGTGCTGACTTCTTGTTTCATAACGGTGCTTATCGCCCGCAGGTCGTTGCTAGCCAAAAAGTTTACAATCGTAAAAAGTTGGCAAAAGTAATTGACACAAAAGGCGAATGAGCATATAATAGTGATACGGTGAATGGTTCATCGTACACATTTTTTACACACAGAGAAAGAGAAATCTAAAATGGCTACTACTAAAACTTTTAAAGTTATCGGCGTTTCAACACTTAATGGCAAGACTAAAGTTCGTTTTGCTAACGACTTCGCCAGTCGTAATTAAAAACTTGGTCAAGAATGGTCACACCAATGTTGAGCTCGTCGAGCTGCCTGAGGCAATGACTAAAGAAGCAGGTCTTGCTTATGCTAAGGCTAATAACCTTTTTGCTATCCCTGCTGACACAGACGTCACAGCGGAAGACCTTGTCGCAGTCGCAGGCAAGTAATCTATATTGGGCACAGAAGTGTGCCCAATCCTTTCTTTTACATAGGACATTACAATGAGCAGATTGCAGTTGCACGGACGCACTTACGTAGTGTTCGATGCCAATAACAAAGAACATCGCAAATGGTTTGCAGATTTTAATGCTACAAGACGCTGGGGTAACTGCCCGGTGCGTTTTGTAGTTAACGACGACCATGGTGACTTGATTACCCAAGTACAACGAGAACTAATCCAGTTCTATGTTGACAAAGAATTTAAACTAAACAAAGAAGTAAAAGCAAAATGACACAACCTGTAGTAACACCTAAAGAAGGTGACAAAGTCCGTAGTTCAACTGGCGGCATTATCACTTATACAAAGACAGGTCTGATCCACACTATGTCTAAGAATCGTTAATTGACACAATTAAGATTAGACGTTATAATACATTCATAGCAAAACATTTATAGGAGAATGCTAAATGGCAAAAGTAAATAAAAGCGGAGTAGGCGAACCCCGTACAGTAAAGATCACAGAAGCAAAGCGTCTTATCCGCCGTGCTATGAAAGTTAAGCGTCCCGTGTTTATGTGGGGTCCTCCAGGCGTAGGTAAATCCGACCTTGCCGCTCAGTTGGCAGACGAAATGGGCGGAGCACTTATTGACGTTCGTTTGAACCTATGGGAACCTACAGACATTAAAGGTATCCCTTATTACAATGCTAAAGAGAATACAATGTCCTGGGCACCTCCTAGCGAACTGCCTACTAAAGAGTTTGCCGCCAAGCATCCTGTAGTAGTGTTATTCCTAGATGAACTGGCTGGTGCGGCTCCTGCTGTACAGGCCGCGGCTTACCAACTTATTCTTAACCGCAAGGTAGGTACATATGAACTGCCAGATAACGTTGTTATTATGGCGGCTGGTAACCGTATGACAGACAAGGGTGTTACTTACCGTATGCCTACGCCATTAGCTAACCGTTTTGTTCACTTTGAACTTCGTGTAGACTTTGCAGACTGGAATGTTTGGGCACTACAAAACCGTATCCACCCAGACGTGGTAGGTTACTTGAACTACCAAAAAGCAGACCTGTATAACTTTGATCCCACAGTACACGACCGCTCGTTTGCAACTCCTCGCTCTTGGTCTTTTGTGTCGGATCTTGTTGATGACGAGATGACAGACAACGAGCAGACTGATATGGTAGCAGGTTGTGTCGGTGAA